TAGGAAACGTCTATTGTTTCTATTATACCATTTTTATCATTATAAGACATCCTACTATTCTCATAATCCGTACATAAATCATTATCTCTAAAAGGTATATAATCTTCATCATTTGGAAATGTAAAAGACCGAGTTCTTATTAAACCAGTTTCATCAGTACTACCACCATTATCTATTATTTTTCCACTATCTTCTGCTTCTTTTATTAATGCTAACATTTCAGCTGAACCTTCGTGAAAGGCAACACCTGTGTTAGGTCTTGTTTGGGTTAAAACTACTGTTATAGCCATATTTTTATCTCCTATATGTATTTATATCTTATAAATAGTATTATGAATAAATTAAATGGAGATATTGTATGATAACAATTGACGGAAAAGAATATGATGAAGCAAAGTTTAGTCCTGAATTACAAAATACTATAGCAGTAAGACAAGAAATTCAAGTAAGCAAGACTAGACATATGATTGAGATTGAAAAAATAGATGTTTTAACTAAGCATTATAACGAAAAAATAGTCAAATTGATTAAAAAAGAAGTACCAGAATCCGAGAAAAAATAAATGGCAGCAATAGCTAACTTAACCATAGACCAAGGAACAACCTTTAGTTCAGACGTAACTGTAAAGGATGCCAATGGACAACCGTTTGACCTAACAGGTTATACAGCGGCGGCGAAAATGGCAAAGGGTTATGCTTCCACTAGAACAAGATCCAATCTATCTACTTCCATAGCAACAGACGCTGCTACTGGTGTAGTTACTCTTTCATTGACAGCAACAGAAACATCTGCTTTGGATGCTGAGAGATACGTATATGACCTTGAAATTACATCAAGCGTTGGTGCTGTAACTCGGGTTATAGAAGGATTAATTACAGTTAGACCTCAAGTTACTACTTAATCAAACTACTTTTTGTTATAAATATAAGATAAAAGGGAGAGAGAATGTCTGACATTACAGCAAAAATAAATGTAAATACTCAATCTGGTCCACAAAAAGTTTCTGTGACCTTGCCGTCTAGTAAGGCACTTCAAAATTCTGCCCTTAAATTAGCTCTTCTTGGTGATGTTGATACTACCAATTTAGATGATGGTTCTATGATACAATATAGAGCAAGTGATGGCAAATTTGTAACTAGAACAGAAATAGTGACCACAACAGGTACACTATTATTTAATTGTGGGAGTTTCTAATAAATGGCAACAGTAATACAGATAAAACGAAGTTCGGCAACATCAGCACCTAGTACATTAAAATTAGGTGAATTAGCTTATACTTACGGAACAGGTTCTCAAGCAAACCTAGGAGATAGAATCTTTATAGGGGAAGGCGGAGTTGACGGTAACGGTGACGCAAATAATATTTCAGTAATTGGAGGTCAGTATTTTACAGATATGTTAGACCACGTTGCTGGTACATTAACAGCAAGTGGTGCTGTTTTAGTAGATTCAAATAAAGCAGTCAACGAATTAATTGTAGGTAATAATGCAAGTGCAGGTGGAGAATTAAAATTTAATGAAGGAACAAATAACGGTTCATCATTTATAGGTCTTAAAGCACCTAACAACGTAACTACAACAACAACATTTACATTACCAGACGGAGATGGTTCTGCTGGTCAGTTTATGAAAACTGACGGTGGTGGAAATTTATCTTTCTCAACAGTTAATCAATTTATAGATTTAGCTGGTGATACAGGAACAGATACTTATAATACTGCTGAAACATTAACTTTTGCAGGTGGTTCAGGAATGAATACAGTTGTAACTGATAACAATGTAGAAATTCAAGCAACAGCATTAACAAATGCTAACTTATCTGGTACTGCTGGAATTACAAATGCTAATTTAGCAAATCCAGCAACAACATTAGGATCATCTACATTAACTTTAGGTGCAACAGAAACAGATTTAGCTGGATTAACATCTATAGTAATTGATGACATTACAATTAATGGTCAATCAGTTTCAACAACAGCAAGTAATAAAGATATTCATTTAACACCTCACGGAACTGGTACAGTTATTTTACCTAGTGGCTATGAAGATAGAAGTGGATTCCAAGACCAATCAGTTGCAAACAAAGCATACGTTGACCAAGTTGCTCAAGGTTTAGATACTAAACCTTCTTGTAAATTAGGTACAACTGCTAATTTATCAGCAACTTATTCAAACGGAACTGCTGGTGTTGGTGCAACATTAACAGCAAGTTCTAACGGTGCATTATCACTTGATGGATCAACAGCAAGTGCTAATGATAGAATTTTAGTTAAAAATCAAACAGACGCTTCAGAAAACGGTATTTACGTAGTTACAACTGTTGGTAATGGATCAACTGCTTTTGTATTAACAAGAGCAACTCCAGAAGACCAACCATCTGAATTAAGTGGTGGTGCTTTCGTATTCGTTGAAGAAGGAACTTTAAATGCGAATAACGGTTATGTATTTACACACACAGGTGCTCCAACATTTGGAACAACTGATTTAGATGTAGCACAATTTTCTGGTGCAGGTCAAATTACTGCAGGTGCAGGATTAGTTAAAGATGGTAATACAATTGATACAAATCCTGATGATAGTTCACTTGAAGTTAGTGGCGACCAATTAAGAGTTAAAGCAAGTGGTGTTACAAATTCTATGTTAGGTGGTTCAATTACAACTGACAAATTAAATAATCCAGTAATATATTTTAAAGATGAAACTTCAACACAAGGTCAAGTATCTTTAGAAGGTACTTTAGAATTTATGGCAGGTGAGGGAATTAATACTATTGCAAATGGAAATAAATTAGAGATTGTTGGTGAGTTAGCAAGTAATTTAAATATAGGAGTTGCTTCTTTTTCTGCTGACAATTTTACAGTTACATCAGGTGATGTAGAAGTTTCAACAGTTGATGGAGGTACTTTCTAATGTTTAAATGGCTTAAAAAATTAATTAATAAAACAGTAAGTTCTTACGACCCAATTAAACCAAAAAAAGAAGTTATAGCATTAAAAGAATTATCAAAAAGAACTAAAAAACAATTAGAGTCTATTGGTAGAAAAATGGGAATTGAATTAGATAGAAGATTATCAAAATCAAAATTAATAAACAAAATTAAATTTAGAGCTAGATTAAGAAGAAAATAATGGCAACAAAAATTAAACCATATCGTTCGGAAGTAGCAACTCGTATTCCATCAGCAAGTAATATGGATATCGGTGAGTTGGCGATGAACGTCCAAGACGGTAAGTTTTATACAAAAACAAGTGTAGGACAAATTAAAGAATTAGGTGGTGCAGGATCAATTACTTTGCAAGACGTAACTGCTAACGGTTCAATTACAGATAGAACAATCACTATGAACGGTGCAAATTTTATTTTTGAAGGTAATTTAGAAGACGCTTTTGAAACTACTTTAACAATAGATGAACCAACAGCAGACAATCAATTAAAATTACCTAACGCTTCAGGTACTCTTGGTACGCAAGATGACGCATTAGCATATTCTGTAGTATTTGGTTCGTAGGATAAATTATGGCAAGTATATTTAAGAATTCAGGAATAACAGTTCCAGTAATAGATGATTCATCTGGTGATATGTACCAAGCGTCTAATACTGAAAAAGCGGTAATTCACGCATTGTTTATTTCAAATAGAAGTGAGTACAGTATAGCAAGAGTTAATGTAAAAGTAACCGTTGATGGTGCGAAAAATACAAATACTAATCCAACTACATTTAGATTTGTATGTAAAAATTTAGAAATACCTGTAGGTAATACATTGACAATTGATAAACCAATAAATTTAGAAAACAATGATATATTGAGAGTAACTGCTGAACCTTCTCCTGATTCAAGTTCTGTAGATGTGGAAGCGTTTGCAAGTATTTTGGCAATGACAGAATAGAAAAAATGAGAAAAATAAATATAACAAATAGAGAAAATCAATGTCATATACAGTACCAGGCGTAACTGGAATAAAATATTTAAAGAAATTTAACGCATTAAGACGTACAAAAGAAGGTATGTTATACCTAACTTCTGTAAATCCTAATCAAAGCAATGAATCAATTGAAGTATCAAAATATTTTGAAGATGGAAAATCAGATAGTGTTGGAAGAGACCAAACAGATTACGTTGAAGAAAGATTAGAAATGTATGATGTTCAATATTTCACAGGTGACGCTTCAACTAAAGCATTTACTATCTCAAATCCAGTCTTAAATGAAACAAGATTAGCACTATTTTTAGATGGTGTTATGCAAGTACCTTATTCAGATTGGAGTTTAACAGGTGGTAATCAGATAAATTTCGTACTAATACCTAAAGCTAGTGCTAGTATTGTGGTAGGGGTAATTAAGAGAAGATACTTAAATAATGATAGCGATAAGTTTCAACAAATTAATTATTCAGACGATACTACAACTAGTTTTCTTATAAATAGTACTAGTGGAGATTTAGTTAAAAGAAGTAAAAAGGGAGTTACAAGGTCAGCAGAAGCAACAGATGACTTTGATACTTTTGAAAGCACAACGGCAAGTGTAGCTACAACAACATACCAAAGTGCTGTTTAAAATGTATAAATATTAGGAAAAAAGAGAGAAAATGGCAGATTTCAAACTAGGACGAATAAAATTTAAATGGAGAGGTGATTGGACATCAAGCTCTTCTTACTTAATTGATGATATAGCAAAATACGGTGGTAATACTTATGTGTGTATTAAAAATCACACTTCACCAGCTAATGAAAACTTATTTTATACAAGTCCTGGAACATATACAGAATACTGGCAAGTACACGGCGAATCAGTTTATTTCAAAGGTGCTTATGCCAATACAACTTGGTACAAATTAAACGACCTAGTTAGTTATGGTGGTAAACAATACCGTTGTACAACAGCTCACACATCAGCAAGTTTAGTTTTAGACTCTGCTAAATTTGAACAGTTTGTAGATAGTATTAACTTTACAGGTGATTACGCTTCTTCAACTCAATACAAATTAAATGATATAGTTAAATACGGTGGAAGACAATATAGATGTACAACTGAATACACATCAGCAGCTGGTGGTGATCCAAATATAGACTTAACAAAATTTACTTTATTTAGTGAAGGTTTAGCATTTAAAGGCGACTTCACAGTTTCAACATTTTACAAATTAGATGACGTTGTAAAATTTGGTTCATACCAATATAGATGTACAACTGCTCATACTTCAGGTGCTAATTTATCAGATTTTGCTCAAGCAAATTTCGTAGTTTATTCAGAAGGTTTACAATTTGAAGATTCCTATAATGCTACAACTCTTTATTCAAAAGGAGATGTAGTAACTTATGGTGGTTATTCTTATGCATATATTAATGCTCAAGAATCTACAGGACAAACTCCTGCCGACAATTCTTATTGGGATGTAATAACAACAGGTTTCAATGCAACTGGACTTTATGTCCACGGAACATTATACAAAACTGGTGATACAGTTCAGTATGGTGGTAATTCTTATGTCTGTATATTAGACGCACAAAATCAAAGACCATCACAAGCAAGTGGTGCTGTTAATTCAACTTATTGGAAAGGTGTTGTAGAAGGATTTAAATGGCAAGGTAACTATAGTGCTGTTACAACATACACTATTGGCGATACAGTAAGATTTGCTTCAAACTCATATGTTAATTTAAAAGACCAAGTTCTAAATATAGAACCAGGTTCAGACGCAAATACTTGGCAAGCAATTGCTCAAGGAGATACTGCTGCTGTAATGACATCAATCGGAGATATGATTGTTCAAGATGGTGGTGGTGTTGCAAGATTACCATTAGGTCTTCCAGGTGGAGTATTAACTAATGATGGAGATGATATTTTATGGAGTGGTTCTTCAGGTAAAAACGTTTTATGGGTTTCTCCTTCAGGAACAGACGGTGGACCAGGAACAGAAGCATTGCCTTATAAAACATTGGCATATGCTTGTAAACACGCAAAATCAAATTCAATTAGAGAATATGAAAATGTAACTGGTGGTACAGGTGGAACATCAAATTTATATGATGAAGTTCAAGGTATTGCTTCAAAAGAATTAACAGTTTCAGCAGTTCCAAGTACAACAACTTTTGAAGTTTCAATGGGAACTTCAATATATGCTCACACTTATGTAAGTGGTGGTACAGTTAGAAAAGCAGACGACAATACATTAGCAGTATCAAATGGTGTTTATAATCATAGTACAGGAATTATAACAATCACAACTCCAACACACGGATTATCAGTAGGTAATAAAGTTAGAGTATGGGGATTAAATTATACTTGCGCTAAAGGTGCAAAAACTTATCCTGAAACAGGAAGTCCTTCTCTTTATAGAGTTGATACATCTGGCGGTGGATTAAAAATAGAAATTGTTAATGGCGGTGCTAACCACAACGTAGGTGATAAAATTAGAATTGATGGAACAGATATCGGTGGTGCAGTTGCCTTAAATTTTGATGTTAAGAGTGTTGCAGGAGATATAATCAGAATTAAAAACGGTACTTTCAAAGAACAATTACCAATGACAGTAGCAGAAAACGTTTCTGTAGTTGGTGAATCTTTAAGAAATACAATAGTAATGCCAGCAAGTGGAACTGGTTCTCAAATTAAAACAGTAGAATTAACTAAAAACGTAGTTAGTGCTACTAACGGACAATACAAATATTTACACCCGAAGAAAGTAGAAAAACCTTATACAGTTGTAACAGCTGCTAACGCAACTACATTTACAATTGATGTTGGTACAGACGCTAGACCTCACACATACGTTGATGGTGGAGTAGTTACGAAGTCTGACTATGCTGAATTAACTATATCTAATGCTGTTTATAATAATAGCACAGGAATTATTACAATAACAACTTCATCAGCACATAGTTTATCAGCAAGTGATGTTGTTAAAATATCAGGTATAAAATATCATTGTAAAGATGGTGAAAAAGTTTATCCAAAAGTTGGACACGGTTCAGTATGGAGTGTAGTTGTAAAAGGCGGAGTTGCAGAAGAAATTATAACATATCACGGTGGGGCAGATTTCCACGTTGGTGATGTAATTACATTAGCGGCTGCTGATGTTGGTAACGGTGGCGACTTAACAATTACAGTTAAATCTTTAGAAGATAACAACGCTTCAAATATGTTCTTATTAAATGATAAGAACAATATGAGAAATATGACTTTCGTAGGTCTTTCTGGACAAAAACGTTCTGGAGGATTATACAAAGTAACACAGGTTGGTTCAACAACTCAATTTGTAGTTTCTTTAGGAACTTCACAACACGCTCACACTTATATTAGTGGCGGTGGAGTAATAAAAGTTGGCGCAGAAGGAACTAGATTCACTCTTGCTAACGCTAGTTATGCACACTCAAATGGTGATTTAACATTATCTACAAACGAAGTTCACGGTTTAACTGTTGGCGATTATGTAACTGTTGGAAAAATGAAATTTACTTGCGAATTAGGTGAGAAAATATATCCAAGTGGTCCAATGCAACAAGCGATTATGTCTTTAGACCCTAGTGGTAATATTAAAAACAAATCACCTTATATGCAAAACTGTACATCTGTTAATCCAGGTGCTTGCGGAATTCAAGTTGACGGTAATCTTCACAAAAATACTCACACCGAATCATTTAAATCAATGTTAGGTAATGACTTTACACAAATCAATGATGATGGTATTGGTATTCACATCCTAGGAAAAGGAAGAGTTGAAGCAGTATCAGTATTCATATACTATTGTGAAAAAGCTGTTTATGCTGAATCAGGTGGATTTATAAGAGCTCTAAACTGTTCTCACTCTTACGGTGAACAAGCAGTTGTTGCTTCTGGTACAGACGAAGATGAAACACCAGTCAATGTTCAAACTAGAGGTTTGATGTTAGAGTTTGACCATACAACTTTTGGTTCTGGTTTTACTGTTAATGATGTAGAAGATTCAATTGCAGTTCAAGGTCAAGGTACTGCTACAATATTAGGTAATACTTCAGCAGCGACTGCTACACTTTTTAGATACAACGTATCACTAAATTACTTACACATAGAAAGTATTACAGGTAATTTCGTACAAGGTGAACAAATTACAATTACAAAAGAAGATACAACATCATTTACAGTAAATTTATCTGCTACATTTGGAGATTCTTCAGCTGCTCAAGCAGGTCAAAGAGGACCTATACTAGCAGTTAAATCAGGTACAACAGCATTAACAACTTCAAGTATAATTAAATTAGCTGCTAATATTAAATTCTCTGGTCTTTCAAAATACTATAGAGTTGGATTAGTTTCAGAAGAAGATTTAACTAACGGAACTGCTGTAATCAGATTAACAGAAGATATTGGTTTGAGTAAAGCACAACTTGCTAATGTATCAACTAATATATCAGAAAAATTTTCAAACATAAGATTAACAGGTCACGACTTCTTAAATATTGGTACAGGAAATTCAACTAAAACAAATTATCCAGGAACGCCTACACAAGCAGCTGACCAAGCTGATGAAGTTACAGAAGAAAACGGCGGAAGAGTTTATTGGGTATCAACTGACCAAACTGGTGACTTTAGAGTTGGTGATTTATTCAAAATTGAACAAGCTACTGGTACTGCTACTCTTAACGCAGACGCCTTTAACCTTTCAGGATTAAGTGAATTAAAACTTGGTTCTATCGGTGCAGAATTAGGTGCTGCTGTAAATGAATTTAGTACAGACCAAACATTAGGTGGAAATTCTAATACTGCTGTACCAACAGAAAGTGCTATATTAGGATATATGACAAGAGATAAAGCTGGAACAGGAATGTGGGTTCCTCCAACAGGAACATCAGCACAAAGACCTGGTACACCTTATTCAGGTGCAATAAGATACAATACAACTTTAGTTGCTTGGGAAGGTTATAACGGATCATCTTGGACAGGTCTTGGTGGCGGAACACCTTGGAATACAATTATAGGTGACGGTTCAACAACAACAACTGCTTCAAGTGGCGGAAGATATTTAGTAAATACAAGTGTATTTGCTACTACAGTTAATTTACCTGCTTCTCCATTAACTGGAGATACAGTTACGTTTTTAGATTTAAATGGAACGTTCCAATCAAATCCTTTAACAGTTGGTAGAAACGGTAATGAAATTATGAATTTAACAGAAGATATGACTGCCGAAGTTAATCACGCAGGATTCACTTTAATATGGACTGGCGGAACAAACGGTTGGAAATTAGTTGAGGTAGCGTAATAAATAAATATAGGTAACTTATGTCAAAACTTTCACAATTTAGTATAACATCAAAACAAAAAGATGAATTCTATGGATTTCATAGAACTAATCCTGGGCAAACTATTAATAGAGATATTAAAGTAATTGCTGGTAACTATTCTGTATATGAATATAATTTAGGTACAGCATTTGATACTTCTACAGCAACTTATTCAAAAAGTAAATCTATTCAAACAGAAGATACAAATCCAAGAGAAATAAGATTTGGTAATAGTGGAGCTAAAATGTATACTGTTGGACATACTGATAAACATATTGATGAATATGATTTAACAACAGCGTATGATGTTTCTACAGCAACTTGGAGAACACACTTCAATGTTGGTAATCAAGATTCAAGTCCACAAGGATTAAATTTTAATGATGATGGAACTAAAATGTATGTTGTAGGTACAGCAGGAAGACCTGATTTAGGAATTGCTGCTGATAATGTTTATGAATATGCATTAGGAACTGCTTGGCAAATTGAAACAGCAACTTATACAGATTTATTTTCACTTGCTAATGAAGATACAAGTCCACGTTCAATGAGATTTAATGCAGACGGAACATTAATGTTTATTATGGGTGATGACGGAGATGATGTTGGAGAATATTCATTAGGTACAGCATATGATGTTTCTACAGCAACTTTTGTGGATGCATTTTCTTTTAATGCTGAAGATACTTCACCAATAGGATTTGGTTTCAATACTCTTGGAACTAAAATTTATATTCTTGGTAGTGTTGGTTCAGATGTTATGGAATATCCATTAGTAACAGGTTTTGATATTTCAACTACACAAGCAATTACTGATACATTAACTTTTGCTGCTGCTACTACACCAAGCGCACCATCAAGAAATGTAAGAGGAATGGAATTCAATATTACTGGATCTAAAATGTATATTATTATGGATGCTGGTAAGTATATTGTAGATGGTGGAGATGATGAATTACCTATCACTCACGAAACAAGATTTAGAAATACTATGAAATTTTATGAAGGTAATACTTACAAATTTGATGTTTCAGATTCAAGTAATACTGGACACGAATTTAAATTTTCAA